CAGAGGGCTGACCAGGACTTCAAAGCCACCCAGAAGCAATTCCTTCTGCGCGTTCATCACCAGCGTGAGGTTTGCCAATTCCTGCTGTTTGCCGCCGACGCCTAGCGCAACGTCGATCGTCAGATCGCTGCGGTTCTTCCACTGCCGCGGGTCAACCTGGACCCACTGATTGCGGAGCCGTACCGTCTGCGCCTTATCACCGTGCCGGCGGATTTCCGCGTGCAGCAGCAGGAACAAGTCCTTGATGCCGGTCTCGGCAAAGATGCGCGCTATCAGCTTCATGCGGGCTTGCGCCGCGGTATATTGCTGGCTTGCTGCCGTTGCGGTCTGGTCGTGCAGTGCCTCGGAGTCGATGCCCTGGCCCTGGCGGGTCACGCCAGTGCGCCATTCGCGGGTCGCGTCCATGTACTGCAGCGCCGGATAAACCGAATCCGTGATATTCGGGACTACCTGCCAGGTGATACCGCCGGGCGTCTTGGTCCGCACAATGCCGCCGGGGCGGGAAACGAGTAGGTCGTCCAAGGTCTGCTCGGAAGCGTGCGCCTGGGCCACTTCCACACGCGGGTTGTTCTGTAGATAAAGGTTGTTCAGCATCCCGCGCAGAAGCACGGTCTTGATGCGCTGAATATCCATCACCAGGTCGGCAATGGAGCGGCCAAAGAAGCGGTGTGTGATAATGACCGGCGTCATGGCCGCGAACGGGGCCATGTCCACTTCCTCAACGTCCGGCTTGCCGGCGCGGTTCAGAACCTCGCCCTGCTCGCCGCCGGTGACAACGCGATAGAGCGCGGTCTTGCCGTCGCCGCGGTAATCCATGCGGATATAATGCTCGGTCACCGTGACGGGCCGAGCCGCCTTGTTCATGTCGCTGTCGCCGGTGCCAGAGCCTTCATCTACCGAGTCGCGCGAGTCGGACTCGGACGAGTCGCTGCCGGGGCTCGATGGCAGCGCGTTCACTTGATCCTCGTCATAGCCCTGAGCAAGCAGGTCCCCGACGGTCCGGTCTGGGCATTCATGAAAGCAGTAGGTGGCGTCCTTGATATTCCTCGCTCGCCTGCTGATGCCAAATTCCTCGGGCGGGACCGGCGCAACCTTGTGGCACTTGTAGCTGGAGTGCCGCTCGATCGTGATGTCGTGCGAGCCGTCCGGGTTCTCTGTGTGCTCCACAAGGCCTATATTCGGCTCCTGCAGGATCATCGCCAGCCCTTCGGGCTGCTGGTTGTAGTAACTCTCGCGCTTGCCCCTCTCTTCCTCTTCGGTCCAAACCTTGACCACTCCGACCTTTTGCAGCAGCGCATCCTTGATGAAGGAATACAGCACCAGAAAGCCGGGGTTTTGTTGCATGAAGACGTGGTTGACATAATCCGTCTCCTGCTCGGCGGCCTTCTCGTCCTCTGGGCCAACGGGTGAGAATTTCACCACCTCGTCGCCGGAGCAGAAAATCTCCATCAGCGATGGCATCAGCCCGTCGATGGTGTCGGCCACGTCGGAGGATACGGCGCGTGACTTGCCCGACTCGTCGGCAATATCCGCCGAGACGTCGCCCATGTAGTAATCCATCGCATCGGCGCGCTCTTTGCTGAGCTTGGATGCGCTGGCTGCGGCAAGTGCGTCTGATTTCTCCGCTGCGAGGATCGCGCGGAGTTCGGACTCTGATAATTCGGCCATTTATTGTTTTTCTTTTTGTACCGAGCGCAGATAGCGTGCGTCCGAGATCATGCGGCGGCCAAGCGCATCAAGCGCCTCAGCGTCCATTCTGGCCGCGCTTTTGCCTTCTTTAGTCGTTGCAATGACGGCGTGCTGACCCACAAAGACCGGACGGCGGTCATTCTCGAGCAAGATAATCTGATAGTTTCGGGTCATTCAAGCATCCCCGTGCACGTAAATTACTTGCCGCCAAGGCCGCCAACGCCGTTAGCCCTACGCCGCTGGGCTCCCAGACCAGTGCCACCACCGCGCATGCCACCGTTACGACCCATTGCCTCCTGCTGCTGCCGGAGGAACTCCGGGATGGCGCCACTCATGCCGCTGAAAGCTGGATTAGCGCCGCCATCCCGACGCCGCTGCGCGCCGAGCCCCTGGCCGCCGCCCATGCCGCCAACAACCGGATCGGCATGTGGGGGGACGGGGAAGCCGCCCGCGCCGCCGCCCTGCTGCGCCGGCCTGTTCAGCTGGTCGAGCTGCGCCTGCTGATAGTTGTTCATGTTGGAATTGAACTGGTCCCAGACCATGTAGGGATTGCCGTTGTAGTTCTGGAACTCGCCATCATTCCGCAACAGGTCGGCGTACGTCCACTGCTTCGGGGGTATGATAATATTACTACCCCGGCCCGTATTTCCTGTGACACCGCCTCGAGTGCCAAGACCAAAGTCGTTCGGGTCAATCCGCGCATCACGCGCTTCCCTGCGCCGCTCACGGCGCGTTGGGTCCTCACCGAGCATTCCGCCCAGGTTGAGGACGTCAAACCATCCAAGTGCCATATTTCAGTCCTTCGTGATCCCGGTCGGGCCGGCAGCCGGCTGACCACATATGCGGTAATAGCGCCCCGCGCGCAGCCACATGATTTCGGTGTGTGGCGTATTCCCGCGCCAGTTGAAGAAATTGGCCAAATCCGCCCGTACGTCGGCGTCATAGTATTTGTACATGAGCCGCGTTGTCGGCTGCGAATGCCAGAACGTGAAGAAATTATAGCCCGAGTGGAAGCCCATCGCTGCGGCTGGCTCTACACAGACCCGCTCTCTAGGGATGATCCCGAGGATCACCGTGCAGGCCGAGGCGCAGTACCGCTTGATGATGAAGTGAGTCCCCGCCCTGGCGTCAGCCTTGTAGCGGGCGACATACTCCACGACCACGCCGCCCAGGTCCATGTCGATGACCTTGGACGGCTGGGCGGCCGCCGGGGTCGCAAACAGTAGCGCCCCAGCGACTATGAACCATTTCACCGTGTATTTAGGCTGCACTTGTCGATCAGCGGCACGATAAAGACCATAGCGCCACCAATCTTCACATAGACCGATGCAATCACGTATCGGATAAGTTCCATTTGGATTCCCCCTATCGGTTCGGACCGCTCATGCCGGAGATAACCAGATTGATCATCTTTTCCCAGCCCTCCTGCGTCGGCACCTCGTCAGGCTTGTTGACCTTGGCGATCTCGACGAGCCGCACTATGTCAGCGCCCGTCGTCACGTCCTCGCGGACCACAACGTTGGGCTGACCAGGGCGCAGGACAATATTGGGCCTACGTGGCCCACGCCCGCCGCCAAATACTACTTTCACCATAAAGCTTCTCCTTAGAGTTTCTTGGCCGCGAAGACCAAATCAATCATCTTTTCCCATTCTTCCTGTGAAGACACCTCGGCAGGCTTGTTGGCCTTGGCAACCTGACCTTCTTGGGTAGAGTCGATGCGCTTCCCTCTGTCGGCAATCCATAGGGCCTCGGCAGCCTTCTTTTCGTCAAAGACCTTCTTCGCCGCGGGCAACCTTCGCCTCATCGGCAGCCTTCTTTTCGTCGGCGGCTTTCTTCGCCTCGGCGGCCTTCGCCGCGTCCTCGGCCGTGAAGCGGGTATTCACGCGCTGCGGCACGAACTCGGGATGCTTCACTTCCGCGGAAAGGGACCGTTCACCAGATACTTCTTTAGCCATCAGACAACTCCCATTTTTGGATATTCAATCTTACGCATGAAGCCGGTATTCATTGCATCACGATCAAGCGTGAGCGCGAGATACCGGAAGGCGTCAGCGGCATGGCTCGCCCAGTCATGGACGGGACGGGGCCGGAGCGCCCTTAGCTTGTCGTCATACTCGGCGCGGTAGAGCTTCAACGCCTCGATACCGCGTTCGCATTTGGTCTTGTCGAACCAGCATCTCGGGATCATCACGCGCACTGCGTTGATGCCGTCCTCAACTCGGTGCATCGGCGCCACGCTGACATTTTTCAGCCCAAGGCTTTCCAGAACCTCGAGGCGGGTCTTGCCCGTTCCTAGCTCCTTGGCTTGGGCATCGTGCGGAACAAAGTGACCGCCGTAATGGTAGGGCCGATTGTCGATCTCGCGGACGTAATGACCCAGGTCGGCTCCCGAAGATTCGTAATAGTCGATAAGCCTGATTTCTCGTCCGACAATCTGAGCAAACCAGATAGCCGTAGCGTCCCGGATACCCAGGTCCCACGCTGTCCAGACCTGGCTCGCCGGCTCATATGGAACTCCGGTGATGCGCTTGTCGGCTTCGGCCGCATTCATCAGCTTGCCGTAGTAGGCGCCGACGATCGCAGCATCGAACGAGCACTCGAACTCCT